TTTTCAATGTCTTCTACTATCTTCTGCACCTCTGCTAAATTACCTCCACCTAAACCAATACGTAGAGTGTTCTTTATACTTGAAGCTAAACAAGCACTTCTCCCATAAGCAAATAAAAAAAAGTGTCCGTCTTTAAGACCTTGTTCAACATCCTTTCTTGTAGCTCCATCTCCAATCTCCGCAGCTGGTTGTAGTATTTCCCAAATGTCATCAGTAAGCATCATTAGCTTACCATATCATATATTCTTTTCAGCTGGTCTTGTTGTGTATAAAAAAACTTAGCTCCTTTTCTTCTCATTTCTTTAAAATCTTTAGGGTTTGCTCCACTCATGATTCCAGCACCTAAAATAGCATCTGCTCTACTTACAAATTCACCATCTGCTAATTGAGCTAACATTGTATCTTTATCTTTATCTGCTATATCTGTAGCATCTTCAATGTAACCCTCAGCTCTTACATAATTAGTACCATCTTTTTCATCATGATCTAATTTACTAGGTAAATAGTTTACACCACCTTCTTTAAATTTTGGTAAAGTTTCTGTGTTAACAATACCACCTTTTGAAAAGGTATAGTTTTGATTAGGTTGTTCATAATTATAAAGATTAGCTTGTTGTTGATTTTCTTCTCCATAATTAAATCTATCTCCTAAACCTTGCACGTTTTCTCTTTGTTGTGCATATTGACTTGCGTATTCAGATTCATCAAAAGGAGGTGCCAAAGGGTTGTTTTTATTTCCCCCACCCGCTAACATAGAAGCACCCGCTAGACCTATACCTACTTTTGTTGGTGTGCTTAAAGCTCCAAATTTTGCTGCTAAATTAGAACCCATTGTAGCGTTTTGCATTCCTACTGTTGTGGTTGGTCCTACAGTACCCATACCACTTGCTGCAGCTCCTCCTGCATAACCAACTCCTGTCCCAAGTGCTGCACCTATCAACATGTTTTTCATCATATCTCTGTTTGAGCCTCCTGAAGATTTAGTATACAGTGCCCCGATGCCTGCTCCTATTGCCATTGCTATTACTGGAAATGCCATTTATGTCTCCTAATGTTTATTACTATAGTTTAACTGTTTTTCTCTGGCTTATCAAGACCCGTAGCTACCATTTCATCTATTAACCTTCCTGAATACTGATATTCCCCTACATGAGTTATGTATTCTGTAATTAAAGCCATACATTTACCCCCTATTTTAGTCCATAGTCTTGANAAAGCAAAGTCTTCTCCGTAATATATTTTTGTTACAGTATCATAATAAGTATCAAAAAAATTGTATAAATTAGGTTTTACTATAGTCTTGCCATCTACTACAGTTTCTTGTTTTATAGTAAGTTCTGGATAAGCTGTAATCATTTTTTTTAAAACTTCTCTTTTAATTAACATACATCCAGTCATTGAATGAGATAACTCAATCATTTCATTAACACAATTTATATCATCTTCTCTATCTTTTAAACGAACAGGGTATTTATTACCAGCCGTACTTATCTGTGTATAGTTCATATCGGGTATATCCTTCCATTTATTAAGCACCTTATCCCATTGAATGTTTTTCATAGGATATGGTATACTTAAAAGCTCTTGATCTTTACTTAACATTTTAAAAATAGATTCTGTGTTAAATTGTATGTCACTATCAATAAATAACATATGCGTAAAGTCTGTATTTAAAAATTCTGCTACACATAAATTACGACCTTGTGTTATTAATGAGGACTTCATTAGTTGTAACATAATAGGTATTTGTTTTTCATTACACTCAGCTTGTAATTTAAAAACAGATTGCATGTAATGTATGGACACCTCACTATGTACTGGTGTAGCTACAAATAATTTAATATCTTTTTTACTCACCCAATTAGCATCAGGTGTGTACAAGGGTTCTTGCTTTTTCATTTAATATTCCAGTCAAAAAGTTAGTCCATTCTATTTTTTTCTTATCCCAACTATAAAACTTTTTTATAAAGTCTTGTTGCATTTGCAAATGTTCAAATACCTCTGGCTCGTGAAGCGTGGCTACTGAACTACGAATAGCATTAGCAAAAACAGTAGACAATCTTTTGTAATCCTTATCATAGGTAACATAAGCAGGGAACTCGGAACAGGTTTCATATAAAGCACCATAATTAGTCACGATACAATATAACCCTGCGGCCATAGATTCTAATGCAGCATTACAACTTGTTTCTTCCCATGTACTAGGATAAGCAAACATGTGATAGCGGTACATGAACTTTTGTATGAAGGAATGTTCTTTGTAACCAATATAGTTTACGTTCTCTAACTTTCTTGCTTGCTCATACAAAGGTTCGTACTTAGCTTCATTTGCTTGTTCAAACTCTTCACCATATATTTTACAACTACTAAACACATCAAGATGTACATTACAATCTTGTAGTTGTTGCATTGCACCAAGTAATACATTTAAACCTCTCCAAGGAGTTACATGAAATAACATACGTACCATGTCTCCGTGTTTGTAAGGAGTTCTAACAGGAAAGTTTGTTACTCCATTTTTGATTACATGACATTTGTGTGTGGGTATATCAAACTTGTCTAAACTTTTCATAGTTCCAGTGTGAATTAAACACGTACCAGTCAAACTGGTTGTGGTTGTTTTTATCTTCAAACCAAGGGTATATATTAGGTTGATCNTAACTATTTTTTTGCCAAAGAATATTTACTTTATTATTATCAAGAGGTATTTTACCAGGTATAGAAGTGCATATTTGAAAGTTCTTTAATAACTCTTCGTCAACATAATGATCTAAAAAATGATGTTGTATCTCTGTGCCTCCTTTAGGAAACATTATTTCTTAGTCCCGCTTATTAAACTTAATGCTTCAGGAGAAATAAGGATATTTACATCTGTAACAATGTCTTCTTGTTTTGTATCTGTATTAGGGTTATCCACATCCTGTTGTGCCTCATTTTTTGAAGCATAAACTACATTAGTTTTTTTGTTTCTATAAGTTTCTTGTGATTCGCATTTTATCGTTTTCATTAAAATATTGTATTATATCTAAATAAGTTGTCAACGTTTAACTGTACCAACTAACACAACTATAACGCACACCTTTTGTTATTTCTGTAACACTATGTGGATATAAAAAATTACTTGGAAACATTAATAAATCACCTTGCTTTAAAGATACTTTTGAATAAGGCTCTGTAGTATGAGGGTGATAAAAAACTACATCTCCTCCTGTATATTCTTCATTTAAATTTATAATAAAAGACAATTGTCTATTTACTGTATGAAACGAATCAACATGTGTTTTATAAAAATTACCTTTTTTATATTTTAATAAACTTATATCTTGTGGGGAGCATTGTCTTAAATAAGAAAATATTTTCGAATAACTTTTTAAACAATTATTCATAACACTTAGTAAATAGTTAATATATATTTCATCGTTTGGGTTTTCTGGATCTAAACCATGTGTGTAAACATTTCTTTGACTTGTATCTTCTACATCTTTTCCATCAATTAATACTTTAGCCTTTTCAGTACATTGAACATCCATGTATTTTATTAAATTTTTACACCATTTTTGGGATAGTGCTTTTTCTATTTTGTATATAGCTTGGTGTAATTGCATATGCGTAACTATGTAAATAACATACTAAACTTAAAATTAAAATTATAGGAAAAATATGATTTTGCCAAGTTTTTATTTTTTTAGGTTTTTGAAACCAAGTGCCTTGTTTTTTTAATCTGGTTTCTCTATCCATTCTGTAAAGAACGATCTATTAAAGCGTAAGATACTATTCCTTCTATTTTATCTGCGACATCTGCTGTAAGTTTTAAAATATTACCTTCTTCTAAAACAAGTGTTTTTGTTATTACTTCTTTAGTTGCATTAGTACCCACAGTACTTAAATCAATTTTAAATGTACCTACGGTGTTTGTTACCGAAGCGGTTACATTTACATTACCTGAATGACTATTGTGTAATTGTATTTGTTTAATTAAACATCTACCACTTGCAGGAGCTGTTAATACAGAAATAGCGTTAGTACTATTTAAATTAATACCTACATTTTTATATTGTATACTCATGACATAAACCAATCAAAAGATTGTTGATCTTTACTTATATCATCTTGGTAAGAAGTATTTAACTTTTGTACTATTTGATTTAAAGCTA